TACATTCCATAAATACTTCAGACTTCGCATCCAGGACGCGGAAGTGATCGTTTCCCAGCCGGAGCTTTTCTTCGACTTCCGAAACTTTAACTTCAAGCGTTGTAATGCGTTTATCCAGTGTGTTATGCGGCCTTCCCAAAACTTTTATAAACATTGCAATCATAACGCAGCTGTTACAGAATGCCAGGAAAAGCTGAAAATATAGCAAGGCTGTATTCATTTGGTCCCCCTTAAGTAAATAAACTTATTTATTTAATGCTTCCGGAGTAAGATCCTTCAGCTTATTTTCGTATTCGTCGCAGGCCATGTACTGGGAAAGAAGGCTTATCGCTTCCCGGTTAAGTTCTAAGAGCTTCTCGATAAGCTCCGCCTGCAGCATGATTATTTTGCTTGTATCGTTCATATATGTACCTATATGTTCCTATGCTGCTAAAAGGATTCCCTTTTGCCAGGCTCTGACGATATCCTTAAGATTCCTTAAGGTGTGCTTTCTGATATAGCGCTGATATATGTTATAGCTGTTACAATGACGGAGCATCCCCAGCCTTGATATAAGAGCCTGAGCGAACTTAATTGTTACTTTGTTTCCGTGTTCTCGGATCCGGTAGAAGATCTTCAGCTGACGCTTAAGCGTAAGAAGTGAATGCTTCCTGAGAAGAGCGAAGCCCCTGCCGAATCTGTAACCTAAAGCATTCGGCATCCGCTTATCTGTCCTGTAGATCTGCCAGTTCCCTTTAAGCTTAAGGTCGTGGTCTTCTAACCAGTCCTGGATAAACTTATGAATCTTCCGAATCTCGCGCTTGCGGTTGCAGAAGATCGTAAAATTGTCCATGTATCTGATATAATGCGCTGTCTTGAACTGTTCCCTGATCGCATGGTCCAGCGGCTGCAGGAAGGTGTTCGCATACCACTGCGAACAGTAAGCGCCTATCTGAACGCCGTTGCTTAAGGTTCTTTCAATAAGATCCATAGTCTTATTGTCCTTTATAAGCTGTCTCATGCGGTTCATTACCTGCACAGGCTGCAGCGAATCGTAGAAGTGGTAAATATCACATTCTAAGCAGTATCTGGTCCCCTTCTTATCTTCGCTTATCCATTTCTTAAGCGCCTTAACGCCATAATGTGATCCACGGCCCTTTATGGAGCCGCAGCACCATTTATCCATCCCACGCATCATAACGGGTTCAAGGACCTGAATAAGTGCATGATGAACACACTGATCCGGAAACATTCGTGGCTCGCATATATCGCGCCACTTCCTGGCTGCTCTATCGTATCTTTTCTTCTTGACTACTTCATTCGGAACATAGCCGGATGTAATGATCTGGCGAAGCTCCTTTATGCGTTCGTCCACTGTGTCTACAAGATATGCAGCATTTTTATTCGGAAGATCCGGATAATGTACCCATCTATGCGATTTTGCTACAGTAAGAATTGCTTTCTTTAAGTTTTCGTCTGAAATTATCGAAGGAAAAAGATTATTTACTCTTTTCATAGGATCACTTTTAGATCTCCTTGTTGCCTAACAGGTTTTCCAGCGTCCATAGGATGTACTAGCCTGTCCCTTCTTGGCATAATCTTCAGCTAGAGCTGTGCGAAATCCATGCCTATGCTAATTGCCCAGATGTAAGGCAGATTAACCTGATTGTTATGCCGAACTGATTTAAGGAAGTGGGAGCCGCGGTTAGCGTTCTTGTTCGATGCCGCGTTGTTACCGTTCAAGTAGAAGGCGCCGTTGTTCTGGTTCTGGTTGTAGTTACCGCCGACGTAGAGAACGACACCAGAGGCGTTGTAGTTCGAGTTGTCGCCCAGAGCTGGAACCGCGTGACTCTGGCATGGAAGTCCCATTATTTTCTAAGTAAAGTTGATACGGGGAAGGGAGCTTGCGCCCCCTTGTTCCCCGTACCCCTTCAACCCCCAACCGCTGCGCGGTTAAGGTAACATTTGGAGACGGGAGCCGCGGTAAGCGTTCTTGACCGATGCCGCGCTGTTACCGTTCAAGCAGAAGGCGCCGCTGCTCTGGTACTGGCTGTAGTTACCGCCGACGTAGAGAACGACACCAGAGGCGTGGTAGTACGAGTAGTCGCAGTCGTATGTCTCATAGTTGTTATCCTCAGTAACTGCTGCAGGATAAAGCGCATATTCAAGGCCTGTAATAGCACTTGGATCTGTCCACTCAGTTACTACGCCGTTAGCGTTAGCTCTTGTTCCGACGTTGGTTCCGCCGGTATCATCTGAGAAGTTCGCAGGATTGTTAATGACATATACGGTCCTGTCATTGAAGTAGATACCGTCGCAGAAGTCGAAAACATTGTCCCAAAGGCCTTCGATGTGTCTGTACTGGGTTCCGCCGTAAACAGTAGCGCCTATGCTGTTCGATGTTGTTCCGGTGTGATATGGCATCGAATCAGTATAGCCCATATTGTAAACTGCTGAAGAAGATGCGGTTGTCTGCGAACATCCGCCGCCGATCTTGGCCTGGCTGTTCCAGTCTGCAAACTCTACCAGGTAAAGCATCCTGAGCGTCCAGAACATAGCAAAGTCGTTCTGCCAGATCTTAGATCCCAGATTATGGATATTGCTTCTAAACTGCGCCCTGGTAATATTTCCTGCAGGCGTTACGCCTGAAGTGGACTTATATGTGCTTGCAGCGCAGTGATATCGGCCAACATAAACATAATCACGTTCGCCGGCTCCGTCGCCACGATCTGCATGTGCAGGCGATACAAGGAAGCCTGTCTGCTCCGCATCAGAAATCTGCAGCTTCATAGAGCTACCGCTTCTGGTCCACTTGTACCAGAACTTAGGAATCTTAACCAGCTTGCCGGCGTCTGTATCGTCCACTATTTCCATACCGGACCATGGCATCTTGTCGTCGAACGGCGAAGAAGGTGTTCCGCTCATGCCGCTATAATATGGCTGCGGATCTGAGAAGGAAGCTGCATCGTCTGTTCTGGTCCAGGACGTTGCAGAAGTACCATTCCACTGAACGCCATAGATAGAAGATCCTTTGACAGTGTAGGAAGTAGTGGCTGTAAAAGGTCCATATCCGGGATTGTAGGTTGCTGTGATGTTGAATGTTCCCTCTGTGGAAAGAGTTGTTCCGTCTGCAGGGCTGAAAGTACAGCTTGCAGTTACATCCTTTGTTAAAGCTCCGGCTGTAGCGGTTACAACTATACCGGTAAGATCCAGAACATCGTCCGGCTTGTACGCTGTCTTAGTAGGCGGTGTTGTAATAGATATAGCAGTAACTGCAGTTACTGAAACACTTGTAGTAGCTGTCAGGCCACCGAAGGAAGCTGTGATAGTTGTAGTTCCTGCGGTAGAAAGTGTGCTGCCATTAGCAGGGCTGAAGGTGCAGTCTGCAGTAACATCCTTTGTAAGCTGGCCTGCAGTAGCTGTTACTACAAGTCCTGTAAGGTCCAAAGTATCGCCCAGGATGTAAGCGCTCTTCGTTGGCTGCGTTGTGATTGCTATAGCGGATATAGCATTAACTGTTACGCTGGTCGTAGCAGTCTTAGATCCGTAAGTAGCAGTAATAGTAATTGTTCCGGCTGTGGAAAGTGTGCTGCCATTAGCAGGGCTGAAAGTACAGTCTGCAGTAACATCTTCTGTATATCCGGTTGCGGATGCAGTAACAACGATGCCGGTAAGATCCAGCGTCTCGCCCTGAATGTAATTTGTCTTTGTTGGCTGCGTAGTGATAGAAAGTGTGATAGCAGCTACAGTTACATCGTAGGTTACAGTCTGGCCGCCATAAGCGATCGTGATAGTCTGTGTTCCCGGTGTATCAAGGACCTGCGGTGTAATGGTACATTCTGAAGTAACATTACCGGAAAGAAGACCTGCAGTAGCTGTTACTACAAGTCCTGTAATGTCCAACGATTCGCCTTCCAGGTATGAAGTTTTCGTTGCCGCGCTGGTAATTGTAAGGCTGTCTACTTCGATTCCGCCTACGCCCAGTGTGCTTCTATATGCTATTGCCATAACTTACACCCCCTTGATCTCGCAGTAGACTGTTACTGCGCTTGAAGGCGCATCGTAAGTAAGCACCGCTGTTCCCGGTGTTGAAATGTCGATAGCCTTATAATTTGCTCCGTTTGAAGCGTAGAAGTCGATAAGATAGTCGCCGGATGTAGGAAGCTGCGTAAATGTAACAGTCGTGGATCCGGATGCAAGTGTAGCGGTCTTAACTGTGGACTTCTTCTGGAAGTACATCGTTATAAGAGCCGCAAATTCAACTATATTTTTCATGGATTACCCCCTTATGCAAATTCCGCAAGAATAGCGGTCCACTGTGTTTCTGTGATAAGATTCGAAGCCACATCAAGGTCCACAGCTCCGGAAGAAACTGTCTGTGCTACTCCGTTTACCGATACAGAAGTAACAGCCTGGACATTAACAGCGCCGTTCGCATCAGGCGTAAGGGCTGTTCCGTTTACATCGACTTCCTTAATAGGGACTGTAGGGATCGTAGGCTTATCGTCCAGATCGTTGTAGCTGTTGGAAAGAGCTGCAGCTCCCAGGGACTTATTTTTCCATTTGCCGG